TTCTTTATCTAATGATAGAGATTTCTGTGACTCAAGAACAGCAGGATCGTTTGCTCTGTATTCTATACTATAACCTTCTTTACCTGCCTCAACCTTATATGATGAGTAATCGCCTGCAGGAAAATTAATAATGGGTGGTTGAACGTGATCTTTTCTTGAAATCAAATGCCCCAGCACACCGATGTGAGCAACACCAACTATTGCTCCTAATCCTATTCCCAAATATTTAAGAGTTTTCATAATACACCTAGGATTACAATAATCAATATGTATTTAGTAATCTAAATCTTTAATTGTCGTAGATTCTTTCAGTTTGAAATCTTTTAATGTTATCACGAATACGGTTGATAGTATTCTTATCCATTAACTGGGTATATTCTTTTGAGGCATGAACCATTTGATCGATACTGGGCCCATCACCTTGACTATTTGATAATGATAATTTTAATACTGGATATATATCTGCAAATCTATATTTTGCTTCTCCAGATTCTGCAGGTGTTTGATAATCTTGACTTAGATCGTCATCATCCTCATTGGGGAACAAGTAAGGTGAATATTCTGCCACTCCACTTCCTGTAGAGTTAGTGGGTACTGCTTCTTGAATAAACTCCTTAAATGTTTTCATGCGTTCAATGCAGTATAGATTACACTAAATGTTGTTAAACCGGCAGATGCAGGATACGCTAAAAGTCTTAATTGTCCTCCACTCAAGTCAGCAGAAAAAGTAGCAATTCCTGATGGAGCTTGAAGTGTTCCATATTCTGTTACATATGCTGCTGAACCATCATGCATTGCCTTAACAATAGTAGAGTTAAAACTACTTGATTGAGTTGCTTGCACATTAAACTCAACAGATTGATATTTTGGCGCAGAAAGAGATATGAGCGCAGTCTCATTTGTAGTGGCAGTTGTCGTCACGCCAGAGCGAACGATACCTCCCGTCATATTCAAGTTAGTTTTTGTTAAGGCACCTACGATGTATGGCATTTTATGTTGCTGTCTCTAAGATACTTAAAATACACTTAAGTGTGCTGTTTGCACTTGCAGTAATTTTTACTGCATCACTTGTTTCTAAAACTAATTTTCCACTTAGCGGAACAAATGCATCATTAATAGGAACGTTTGCTTCTTTGATGATTTCTGTATCAGTTCCTGATCTCGCATGTTTCATTGTCACAGTAGCATCATCACTACCAACGTTTGCTACATGTGCATACAGAAGAATAGCAGTATAACCTGTCGGAGCAGTGTACATTGTCTGCTCCGAATCAGTTAGTGCTAAAGTAACTGTTTGAAATCTATTAAGTGCTAATTGGGCCATATTAACTCAGTGCTAAAATAAACGGTGTCATTTCTGTGAACAAACTTCTAGAGAATGCTCTACCACTAATTGTACCGGTGTTTTGGTTGATTTGTAAGTCATCACCTATTCTGAAGTTACCAGACTGATCAGTACTGGTGTAAACGACGTTTCCTCCGTTTGTTTTAGTAACTTCATTTTCTTGAACAGTAACACCACCACGTTTTGGAGTTGCCTCTGTAATAGTGTTACCGGCACCGATATATTCAAAAGTATGTGAACTAGCAATAATTTTGCTTTGCTGGAAGAAATGAACCGATGTTCCTACGCCAACTGAGTGAAGTAGGTTTTCTTCAAGGGTTAATGTAGTAATTCCAGATACTATTGGTGTGCTACTATTTATTGTATAGTAAATAGGTGCCATTGCAGCAGTGGCAGTTGCGCCATTGTTACCAACATCAGGATTACTAATTGTTACCGTTGGTGTTGTTTGATATTGAGATCCACTACTAATGATAGTGACTGAAGCCACACTTTCACCCTCTAAGGTGGCGAATGCTGTTGCAGTTTCACCGCTTATACCTGTAGGATCCGTAACTGTAACTGTTGGAGTAGATGTATATCCAGTTCCTCCAGATCCAACTGCGATTGATTCGACAGATTTAAATAGTTCTCCAAAGAACGCAATTTGTCCATCATATGGACGTGTGGTTGTAGTGCCCACATTAATCGTAACATTATCTTGAGCAGCATCTGCTGATGCAGTGCAAGTTCCAATAAACTGAAGACTTCCTTTTCCATCAGCAATTAAACCCTTTGTACCAAAACTACAATTACTGTTTGCAACGTCTGCTTGTCCACCTGCATGGCATTGAATAGCAACATCACAACAGATAGTAAAGACTGAGACTAATTGGGCATATCCTTCATTAGTTACAGCAACTCCGACGCCACCCTGGTTATATTGCGTAAAAGCGTCAACATTCATTGACTTTGTGTTTACTGCTTTACTACCATCAACTCTGATGCCAGTTCCAGTTGTAGTGTCACTAGTGCAGTTCTGAATATATGGGCCTTTCCACTTACCACCACCCACATTAGTCGCACCATTAGTTGGAAATGCAACCGCAGCAGCAGGAGCAGTGTGTCCAGAAAAAGTCATGTTTGCTAACTTACATGCTTTGTTAACATGAAATAAGTCAGATGTGGGAGTACTTGGTAATACTTTTACAGTTCTTAAATCATCACCAACAACAGCAGTAAAGGCGGGAAGTTCAATCGGATTAATTTCAACATAATTACCAGACAATACTTTAATAACTGAGCCAGATGATGCTACAGAAACAGCACTCTTGATCGTTAATTTTGCATTATCAATCGACGTTCCGTTATTGCTATCATTACCATCTTTGGCGACATAGAAAACATTTGGTGCTGAGTTAATACCGCTAGCACCAGAGTTAATAGTAACGTTATCACCAATAGTGACGCTGGAATTTGTAATTGTAACAAGTCCAACGTTGACAGTATTATTATCACCGTCAATAGTGACAGATGCTCTACCAATTGTCAGGATGCCAACGATTCTTGCATTACCATCAACATATAATGCGGTATTTCCTACACCACCTATGGTTGTTGTACCAGACGTTCCAACAATAGTTGCAATACCACTTGCGATATTTAATCCATTATTAAGTATCTGAACACCTTGCTGTGCGGTGATAATACCAACAGCATCAACATGTCTTACATCTTGATACGTAATCGTACCACCGACAGTGACATTGCCTGAGAATGTTGCAGCAATTCCTGTAATAAAATCAGTATTAACAGCAGTAGCGGTAATAATACCTGTGGTATTAATATTTGTATCGGTTCCAACACCAGCGTTACCACCACCACCGAGAGCAGTACTTGCAATTCCAACCCACTTAGCACCATCATAAATGAGAAGTTTATTAGTTCCAGTGGTTTGATCAAAACTTACATCATCAAGATCTTTTATAAATCCAGCGCCACCTCCACCAATGGAAGAGAGTTGTGTTTGGATTCTATTGATAAAGATCTGATAGTGCTCTTTTAAATCTTTAAAAGTAGCGAACTTTTGATCAACAGGTGTAAGTGGATCTTGAACAAAACCTACACTTTGAGGTTTATCATGAGGTTCTTCAAGAGCAACTTCATTTAGTTGCTGCAATTCCTCATTTAAATCTTTTTGCTCATTCTTGATCGATTGAACAAGAGAACGAAGACTTACGATATCTTCTTTGATATAACGAATATCATCGTCATAATATTTTACTTCGGGAAGTTTTGTTACTTCCTCTTTTAATTCATTAAAATAACTTAGAAGTAGTTCATCAGTTTTTACGTTGTCAATATTATACTTGACAAGTTTATTTTCAATTTGAGTTTTTAACTGATCATATTCCCCTTTAATTTGTTTCTTTAATTTTCTATCATCATCTTTTGATTCTTTTTGGAACTCCCAAACTTTAAGAGAAAACTTACTAAGTTGCTTCCAAATCTTTTCTTTTTGATCTAAAAATTCTTCAGAAATTTTATTATTTTCATTCTTTAAATCTGTTTTTTGCTCAAAATATTTTTTCTCAAAATCTTCTTCAACAGATTTAAAATCCTGCTTTATTCTTTCTGCTAAAGTATTGATGGTATCATTTACTTTTTCAAAATCTTCATCAATAACACTAAAGGTTTTGCCAATCCAAGAAAAATCTGGTACTTCATTTATTTCATTTATCCATTTAGGAAATGTAGGGATTTGATCTTGTACTTCTTGAATTGCTATTCTAATAGACTGAATATCCTCCTCATAATATTTTGGTTCGGGAAGATTAGATACTTCTTGGATAACCGAGTCTATTCTGTCTTCAATATTTTGAACTTGTTCGTCATAATATTTTACCTCTGGTAATTCTTCAAGTTTGTTAGAGATAAAATCTCTTACTTGATCAATCTGTTCACATACTGCTTCAAGTTCATCATCGTAATATTTTACTTCAGGAACTACAGAAATTTCTTCCTTTAACTGATCAATTATTTCACAAATTGTTTCGAGTTGATCATCATAATACTTTACTTCAGGAATCTCAGGAATATCCTTCCTTACATCACTAATTAAATGTAAAATTTCTGTAAGATCAACAGTAGATTCCACAACTTCTGGTTCTACTGCTTCTTCTATTTTTTCTTCGACTTCTTCCTCTTCTACCTCAATATAATCTTCTACAGAGGGCAAATCCTCTTCTACAAGATAGTCATCTAGTGACGGCAAATTTTTATCTTCAGCCTGCGCCATTAAAATATTAGTAAATAACCTTGGGTTTTCTCACCCTATGGTTTATTTATCTTCGTTTTTATTTTGCTTAAGTAATTTGGCAAGATCTGCTGTAGAACCAACAAAAAGTGCATTGGTAACATTTGTTGGAGAAGATTTTTTAGAGTCCTCCTCAACATCTTTTAATTTTTTTTGTAAATCAATTAGTTTGTCAGTTGCATCAGCTACACTTTTGATTAATTGTCCAGCAACTTCATATGCTCTTGCTTGTTCAGTTTCTTGTGCAAGTTCGAGAATACCATTCACTGCTTCTTGTCCTTTTTCGATCAATGAATACAAGTTACCTCTTGTATATTCATAATCTTTTCTCGTGTCAGTTTTTATTGCTTCTACTTCTTTAGGAATAGGTTTGACTGGTTCACTAGAAACTATTTCACTAGAGACATCAAATGTGTCATTTAAGCTATCGAAACTCATGTGAGACTCCCATCAAATCCAAAGTCATCACCAATCTCTATGAGAGCATCATCGGCAGCAGTAACAAAATTAATTGCTGTTCCACCAACATGAGATGCAGTGAGAGTTCCATCTTGTCCTCTCTTTGTAAAGAGAGTATTTGCTTCTTTTCTATCAACGTAAATTGATTCATTATCAATAACGATATACGTGTTTTCAGATATTCCAGAAGAATCATTAACACGTAAGATGTTCGTAGTTGTACCAATATCCTCTGCTAAATTTGTAACAACATTACCTGTGTAACTTTGTAATGCTCTTGGTACTACTGTATAAGTAAGATCCCTTGTAGGTGTAGAAGAATCGTCTTGAACGTATCCAACACGTACCTTTTTGATAAGATCTCTGGATGCTTTTGATGTGTCTCCAACAGGGCCAAACAAATATGTTTTTGCAGTAAATCTAATTGTATATAATAGAGATCTTCTAGTAGTATAATTGCCCTCGTAATCATCCTGTATTGAAATATTTTCAATCACTACAGGAATATCTCTCTTTTCTCCAATAGTATCTAATAAATTTACAGATAATGTATATGCTGGTTGAAAGTATGGTAAAATTTGCTCAATAATTTGAAGCATGTCATCATTCAACTTGCAAAATATAGAAAGTTCAAATGCCATATTATAAGGCACAGGCATATAGGTTTTTCTAATTGCAGTGGCAATACCTACACTTTGCGATTTAAATGTTTGAGTTGTTGTTACTTTTCTCGAACCATCATATTGAAGTCCTGTAAATTCAAAGGACATTCTTGGTAGAGTAATCGCAGTAGGTTTGTTTAAATCTGGCGATTGCTCAAGTCTTGCTAAAAACTTTTGAGTAGGCCCATATGATAATGGAACTTTGATAACTTCATCAACATTACCAGAAGAATCTAGATGTTTGATATCAATTCCATTAAAAAGACTTCCGAAAGAAATAATCGTTCTTCTCAGGATTTCATGGTAAAAGTATTCAAACATACTATTGCCTTACTTTAGTTTTATTTATGTTAAGGATTGCCAAAGGGGTTAGATTCTGAGAAATCAATAATTCCATCTGCTTCTACTTCAATATTATCATTGTCAGTATATGGATCAATAATATCGTCTGTGTTAATTGTAAGAACAGCCCTGCTTGCACCACTAGCAGATCCTAATAATGTTTCTCCAACACTAAATGATCCAGAGATAATCTTCAATTCTAGAGTATTTGTTGTAGCATCCCAAGAATTAACATGTGCGCTTGTTCCGCTTACAGATCCAGTAATTACTTCATTGTACTCATATGATCCAGTTCCAACACCTGTTGGAGATCCAACAGTGATTGTTGGAGGGATAACATATTTTGCACCACCATCAATTAATCTTATCTCTGTAACAATACCGGCATTTATGGCAGATACACCTCTTGCAGTATGAACTCCAGTTATCAATTCAACATAGTTTTTCTCTGAAGGATCATTAGATATTGTTACAGTAGGAGGTGTTAAATATCCACCTCCACCATTTTGAATTAAAATTCCAGTAACAATTCCACATTGATCTATACCAAATTCAAATGATGTTGTAGCAATTCCTACACTTGTTGAATCTTCTGAAAGGAATATAGTTCCGACACCAATAGAAGAAACATATGTTGTTGTAGAAATAAAATTGTTTGAAACGATATGATCATCATGATGGAAGGTAAGACGAACTCTATCTCCGACAATAACACCAACTGTTGATATACCCGTAATTTGATTTGATTCTGTAGATATAGTACCAACTGTTTTGACAGAATCAAATCTCATGGTAGCAATACCAGTCGCTATAAATTCGGTATTAACTCCAGCAGCAGCTGCAATTGAAACAGTTGGTGCAGAATTAATATATCCAAATCCACTGTTACCAATACTTATTGAACTTACTGTTCCAGCAATGGACACAGTAACAGTACCAGTTGCTTGTACTGGTGATGGATTTCCAGAGAAAGAAATACTAGGTGCCACGGTATATCCAGCACCAATTGTTGCACTAGTACCTACTGCCCATGCATCATCATCATTGAAAGAGACTGCAGTTACAATACCTGTAATAGGATGTATAGTAGCAATACCAACAGCAACCTGTGTGGGAGCAACCATTGTTCCAGATGTAGTTATTGCTACAGTAGGAGCAGTTGTATATGCTCTGCCAGTAGTGCTAAATGCAATAGAACCTGGATCGATAGAAGAACCAGCAATACCTATAGTTGCTCCAACAAAACTAAATCCTGGATGAGAGATTGATACAGTAGGTGGAGATGTATAAAATCTACCACCATCCGTTATAGCAAGAGTTGCGACATTTCCCCCAGTTGTTTCAAAGTCACTAATAGTTGCAACTGCAGTTGCCGCATCTGAAGATCCAGTTGGTACGGAAAATGTTACTGTTGGTACAGTCTTATAGAATACTCCACCAGTGGTGCCTCCAGGGAATAAGAAAGCAGACGCACCAATACTAATAGGGGCAGAGACAATACTTACACCATTTCCTACAATTGGTGTGTCGAGTACTGCAGTAGCGGCTGCTCCGACATGTTTTGGTGTTGAGAATGTAACAATTGGAGTACTAGTGTACCCGGATCCACCCTCAGAAATTGTATTAACTCCTACGACACCATCTGCAATAATAGTAGTCGCAGCTGCTCCAACACCTTTATCCGCTATAAATGCAACACCTGGTGCTACAGTATATCCACGTCCAGAATTTCGTAATTGAACTCCTTGTATTTTGCCTCCAACTTGAGTCCCATCACAAGCACTTAAACCACTTATCATGGTTGAAATACCAATCGGATTTAACCCACCAGAAGGTGCTGAAGAAATAGCAACTCTAGGTGCAACAGTGTATTTTTCACCTCTATTTGTTAGGGATATGAGTCTTATTCCACCATTTACAATTCCCGCAATTGCAGAAGTTGTAACAGCAGATCCCACCATAGTCAAGGTAATATTATATCCTTGATCTTGAATATTATTATCTATCTCTTCAACATCAGTATCAATAACTTCATTTTCATAGCGGAACAATTCACATGTCAATTCATAAACATAATTTTTTTGTAATTGATAAAAAGGTTTTTCATGCTCAACAAACTTAATTTCAAAGAGTCTATCACCAAGAGGAAAATATATTAAATCACCTTCTTTTGGACGACTTGCAAGTTCAATATTTGGTAAATTTTTAATCAAAGGTGTAATATATGAACTATATCTCTCTTGAGAAATAATTAACTTAATTTCATTTGTTGCTTGTACTCCAAATTTAGATAATAAAACAGTATTTTCTCCATATCCATCAAAATTATCAACATATGCTTCAATAGGATACGAATTATTAAACTCTGAAGTTATTACTTCTCTAATTATTTTGTTTTTAGTGACATATTGTCTTGGTAAATAATAAACTTCAACACCATACATCCTCAACTGTTCGTTGATTAAGTCTTGGACAAGACTTTGCTCTCCTTGAGAGCCTTGTAAGAAAAAAGGATTAAGTACCATTATCCGATCATGTCAAGGGGAGGAAGTTCATATGTATTGGACATTTTTGTAGCAATTCTATCAAGATCTGCTTGTCCATCTTCATATATTTGTCTACCATTAAGTTCTACACCACCAGGAAGTTTAACACCTTGAAATTTCATGAGATTTTGTCCCCATTGACGCTTAATTAAAGCAGTCAAATACGGTTTTAGGAAAGAATCATTATATACTCTAGAAAAATCATTTGGATCAACCGTTCTAAAACAATCTATAATCAGATATTCTCCAACATTTACAGTGCCCCAGTCAATATCAAGATATAATCTATCTTGTCTTTGGTTAAATCTAACTTGTTTGTGAGTATTCAGCAAAAAATCAATATCTTCGAGATATGTCTTAGTCATTGCATATGATAATAACTCTATATTCCCATAAAAATAGACATCATTCAAAAACATTTGATATTTTACACTAAACATGCCACCACTAAGGGAATTTCCACCGGCAAATTGAAATATTTTATTAATTCCTATAACTGAAGGTGGAACTTGAATATAATTACTGTTTTCTAAGTAAGAAAATGTAGTTTCTGCACCATCAATTGTTGCTGTAGCGGTAGTAGTTACAATTCCTGCTTGAGTGACACCCGGAGCTGGACTTCTACCTCTATTAATATCGTCTTGAGTTACTTTATATTTTAAAAATACTTGTCCAACACCATCAAAGTGTCTTTCGTAAAAATATTGTATTGCATCGTCAACTAAGTCCTCAACTTGTTCGTCGGCAACATTAATTTCAAGGACTGGAGCACCTAACTTTCGTTTGCAGTAGTCTACTAACTCCGCTCTAGTTGATGGTTGCATTTATCTTTTTACCTATTTATGGATTTGTGGCAATACCTGCATTAACTAATACATTACCATTAATAATATTAAATACAGTGCTTCCAGAACTTACTAAAACATCATAAACATATCTACCGGGTTTAATACTTCTTGTTTGAGTAGAATTCAAAGATAATTCCATAATACCACCCGCTGCACTCGTAAATCCAACAGTAAATTGCTGTGTTACTCCAAGAGTGGCACCAATTGCAACACTTTTTGATAATGCAGCTTTTCCTGTCCAATTACCACCACCAGAACCGGTGTCAAATCTAAATGCAGATCCATCAGGGTTAATAACTGTGAATTTATCAATAAAAGTTGCTCCTCCGTAAATGTTTAAATTTACTGCGTATGGAGCTCCAGATGCTACATCGAAAGTTACGTTCTGATTAGCCATTGGTAGGTATACCTATCATAGATAATGTCTCTTGTTGTTTATAATAAAGTTTTGCAAAGGATTTCGCGATGTTTTTCAAATGTTCTCTATCATCACAACTATCTATCTCAGATGCTAACTTAATGTATTCAAACTCTTTGACAAAATTGTTAAGTGTTATGCTATCAGGATCCATAAAGTGCCTCTTTAATAAGTAATTTTAATTCGCTAAGTTCATTGTGAATATTAGCAAGATCTTGCTCAACATTCTCTATTCTGGTGCTCTCCTTATTTTTAATACCTTTATTCATCATGTAAGATGAATATCCAGATTTATCACTATTAATAATAGCACCAGTATCACTGTTTCTAAGGAGATTATTATGTCCTTCGACTTTCAAATGTTTCATTATGCTAATGCTATGACTCTCAAGTTTCTAATCTTAGGTGGATTTGCTTGGTTTGTGGATGTGAGAAGTAATTTGACTCTATATGACTTAAAGGACGGTAGTTCGTCAATTGTGAAGGAATGTTCTCTATAATCTCCAGAAGGGGGGACAAAAGTGTCAGAAGAACCGTCATTACTTGCAACATTGATAATTTGTCCTCGTTCGTTAATATTATTAAATCCTGGGAATGCTTCATAAATTGGATTGAAGTTTTGATGATCAGAGATCGCAAAGAATCCTCTGATATCAGCGTCTCTATCCTTTTCAACATCAACAATTATCTTAACAGAAGTTGCAGGATTTTCTAAAGCAATCTCTTTAGAAAGATATTGGAATGCAGTAGGATCTGCGTCAATACTATTTACTCTATTATCAGTAACATAGTTACTAATTACACTATCTACACGATTTGATGTGTAAATAACACTCATTCTTTGAGTATCAATTACAGGCGAAACTCTAGAATCAGTGGTGCCAAAATTAAGTCTCATAGTCATGGACTTATTACCAGGAAGTGTAGAAAGTTTGGCATTCTCATTTACCTTAGAAGCAATAATTCTAGGCGTGGAGAAGTAATTAGATCTAGAGATAGAAATTGATTCAAATCCTTGATCGAGATATGGAATTTCATTTCCACTGATAGAAGATCCAGAGATCGTTCTTACCTCAGAATCAATATTCGTTCCTCTTACAGTAACATGTTGAATTTGTGGGGTTAAGATCTCAAAAGGAATGTTTTGTGTAGCCTTGATGTTATTTCCACCAGAAGATTTAGTTTCTCCCATATAAAGAATTGGGAAACTCTCGCCAGTAGAGCGTCCGACTCCACTTTCACCCATGTTTAATTTGACTTTATATGTGTCAAATGTGCGTGGACTTGCCGCAGTCACATCGTTAAGATTATGAGTTTTGTTAATTCTTCTCAAAGATACATCACCAAGTTCATATTTAAACACTTGTGTTCCTGAGAGATAATTCTTAGCAACAGTGCTATCAATTCCTCTTTCTGTGATGTTAATTACTGTTCCAGAGGCAGACTCATAAGAAACAATTTCCTCACCAATCTTAAGGTATCCAAGATTGGTGGTTCCAACTCCAACATTTTCAAATGTATCAAATCCCGTGGTAGCATCAACAGTAATTGGTGATGTGGAGGATGAATTTAATGTTTGCGTTAATTTTACAGGAAGAATGTCTGATTCAACATCAGAAATAGAGACTCTGTTATCTGCAAAATTCATGCCATGGTTTTTATGATTAACAGTAAAGTGAGTGCCATCGCTCACTACATTATTAATACCATCGATAAGGACGTTGCCACCTTGAGCAGCGTTTAGATTAGTAGTAATTCCAGCATTATTGCGGAACTGAACTGTGTTTCCTACACCAGTAATAAAATCTCCTTGTACGTTATCAAGGAGTAATTCATTTGTATTGGCAATAGAAACGAGAGATAATCTAAGGTTTCTTCCAAGATCGTTATTTCCAATAGTAGATATACCTAGTACATCACCAACAATATAACCTTGTCCGCCACTTGCAGCAACGTATTTAGAAATAGTTGCACCAACTGCAACTCCATTATCAATTGTTATGTCTGCTTTTGCATTCCTACCAGTACTAGTAATGTTGATAAGTTCAACACCAGTATACTCAAGATATCCAGAAGAAGGAGTAAATCCAATACCAGAATTAATTATGTTTAATGTACCAGTTGCAATCCCTGCTTTACCAATAAAATCACCAGATGCATTGCTACCGTGCTGAATAATTGTGTTACCAAGGGTTAAATCTGTGTCTTGAAGTGTAGATCCGATACCGATACGTACCGATCTCGATGCAAGACTGATTGAATTAGGTAGCAATTTGGCAATTTGGTTATTACCTCTGCTTAGCTCAGGACTGTATACTTCAATGGATCCATTTTCAACGAAATCCGCTCTATAAATCATAAACTTCAAATCTTCCCACTGACTTGGTTCCCAAACAGATCCATTCTGAGACTTATAAAGGGATCCAAGATAAGGTTGATTCGATACAAACGTTTGAGTGACTAAATCATTTTCACCAACTCTAGAAATAAAGACTCTATATCTTGCAGATGCAGATCTTACAACCATTGCATATTCAATTCCAGGTTCTAAGTAAACTGGAGCAGGAAGTGTAAATGATGTTGCAACAGATCCATCATCACTGACATTTACCTGTTCAGGGAATAAAATTGATTGTGAAAGAGGTAGGATATTTGTTGTGGGAGTTCCATTCTCAACTGTTCTAAGTTCAAAGATTACAGGAATTCCAAGATTGTCAACTTGCTCGAAGAAAATATCACACTTGGTAAAGAAAATACCAGTATCATCTTCAACGACGAATGTTTGTGCAAGCGGATCAGGTGGATTTAGATTTTGAGTTCTTGTTTGTGTTTGTGTTGATACTACCTCAGTATTAAGAACTTGTGTTGCAACAGTTTCATTTCTCTGTCTAATATCTCTTGTATCAGAAATTTCCTGAGATTGAACGTTGGCATTTCTAACAGAGACAATATTTTCTTGTACTGTTTCGATTACACCACTAATTTGGAAGGTTGATGTCGCACGAGTAGATGCATTTCTAAGATCATTATTAACATCATCAATAAAGGTAAGAACTTTAGTTCCAACTTCAAATCTAGGATTAGTAATAATATTAGGATCAGGAATAAAGAAACTACCGATCAAAGAGGAAGTAAAATCAGATATGAGTCTTACTTGGGAAACAATTGCTTGAGCACCACTTGTTTGTCCAACTAAGATCATCTCAGGCGAGATGTTTCCAATAAATGCACCTTGTGGTTGATCACAAAGTGAGAACGTGTCTACGTTAAGGATGGTAGACGTAGATGAATAGGCGCTAGGAAGCGTCTGAGAGGAGTTGTACGGGTTTGTAGAGTAAATCTCCGTAGCAGTATCAAACGCACCCGCTTTATGGTTTGCTTGCGCTGCTCTGAAGGTAATAGATGGATCTCCCTCAGATCCAGAAATGTTTCCAACTGGACGCATCGTTCCAGAAATAGTTTCTCCAACCTGGAAGGTTCCTGAAACCATATTAATTTCAATAAGTTTTGGAATACAAAAATCTGAAATAGCAACACCATCAAAGAAACCATAAACTTGAGTGTTGGGTTTGAGAGAACGAATATTAAATTCAATATTTCTTGATCTAGCAAAAGAAATTAAATCTCTACTAATAACTCTATCTCCAAGAGACTCATTATCAAACTGCTCTGTAACAACTGTCCTTGCACCACTTCTTGTTGAAACACCAGTGTCAAATAACTGTCTTGTGGTATCTCTTAAAGTTGTAGTTGTTGTTACATTAAATCTTGTATTTCCACGATCAAATTGTCTTCTTTGGAGTGCAGTTCTAGTTTGTGAACCAAGAACTTCTTCTTGTCCAGTCCAATTGTTAACCCAAGAGTTCCAAATTGCCGGAGCAAATCCTGTTTGAGGATCAACATTAAGAGTTCTAGTGGCTCTTTCAAGAGTTTCTGTAAAGTTGCCTTCAGTCTGGACGATATTCGCTTCAAGTCTTACTTGATCAGTCCAAGAATCGGATGCAGGAAGAAGTTCAAGTGCTCCAACCCAGAATCCAATAATGAAAGGTGTAACGCTTTCACTTCTTGTACCAAAAGGTTGTGATAACCACTCAACATCGGTATAATCAAGAGTAACAATATCGTTTGTTTTTTTAATATTAGTTCCATCTGGACTGATAAATCTTAAGTCACCTGATCCAGTTAGACTTTGAGTTAAATCTGTTTGAGTTGTATAATGCTTAGGACGTGCTTCTTTTTGATTAAAATCAACACTGTTCTTCAAGTCAACAGAATCTTCTTGAGCAAGGAATGATGTAAAATTATCAACAAAAAATCCAGATTTAAACCTATTCAACCCATTTGCATCGGGAACGAAAAGATTTGCAGTATTAGTTTCAAGTAATGAAAGCGAGGTAAAGAATTCAAGATTCTTAATTCTATTTTCAAGTTGCTTAATATCAACCATTCTATAACGCTTATGCTCTAAGAACTTCTTAGATGCATCAGTCACATTGTACAGGTATGGAGGTAACTCAATCGAAGCGACTTCTAATGCGTCATCAACCGATGTGGGTTTATCAGGAATTTCTGCAGGAGTTCCATACTTAACTTGGAAAGAACCATCTTTAGTAAGATATACTCTATCAATTCTTCCAAGATAGAAAGAGAAATCAGTGATTATTCCTTCATTTGAAGCAAGAATATTTGGCGCAGAGTTTCCGGTAATATTGAATGTTCTGCCGTTAAATTCAAGTGGGGAACGATCCCCTTCTGAAACTGATACAATGTCAGAAACTTTAGGACGGATATCGATGATATCTGAGTTTCTAATAAAGTTTACACTTTGTATTTCAGTGGAATAATCAAAAGATGAATATGAGTTTACAGTGGTAATATCTCCATCATCTGTAGACTCATAACTTCCATTAGTGAAATATGCAATTATTTTTCTTTGAGGAGATTCTTCTCCGTTCTTTCTATTCAGAACTCCATAATTATAGAACTCACCATTTTGTCCATTTGAAGAAGAATACCTAAAAGAGATATCCTTACTGGGGGTATCTAATGTAGTTACCACACCTTTTACATCAGATTCTTCAAATTTTACAACTTCTCCCTCTTTGAAACTAATTTGATTCTTCGATAAGAATGCAATTTTAGAATCCGTCACTTTTACACCAACAATGGCGTGAGATCCCGAAGTTTCGCCAACAATAGATTCACCAATTACTAAATCGGATGTCTTAGAAGTGGGCCCTGTTAAATTAGACAGAACCATTGTTGGCGCAGAAGGATTTGTATTATTAACGGAAGGATCAGTTGCAAGTTCAAAAATACCATGAACTTCAATTAAGTCCGCAGAATTAAGTGATATATGTTCATCTTGAACTCTTGTGCCAAATGGATAATTACCAAAAGTTAATCCATCATTTAGAGTTGTAGATCCAATACCTGATGCACTCTTAACAGATTTATCAATTATAATAGAGTTAACTCTATTTTTAATTTTATTTTTTGCTTTTGGTTTAATCTTCTTCAGTGTAGTGACGAGAGTTGCTTCATCATCAGTACCTAAATTGAAAATTTCTAATTGATTAGATCCAGAATTAAGTTGAACTTTATCTGAAGTTAATTCTTCAGTAGAACCATCACTTCTGATAAGAGTATATCTTTCGGGAGTGAATGGTAAAAATGTCTCATTTGAACCCGATGTTACTGCAGCAGATAACTTGTTATCAACAATGTTGACTTGCTGAGTTTTTCTAATAATAATCTGTGCATTACTTAAATCTACTTCAGAAATATTACTCTTGGGTAATTCAGTGAACAGAGTACTATCATCAGTAATTCCGAGAGTACTAGCGATAACTTTTAAATCATTAAGAGTTGCTGCAGATGTGGGAATAGCACCACTAGCGACTCCATTAAAAGTAGAAACACCAGTTACAGTAATAGATGATGATGCTACACTAACAACCGATGC